GACCCAGTGATCCGTATCGCCCATGCTGCAGCGATCCACGAGCAGGTACGGGCCGCTGGCCTCGACCTGGCGGAATGACGTCGTGCCGAGCAGGATCGCCAGGCCAGCATCCACCCGCTGCCGTTCGCTTGTTACGCGATGGTTCACGCCCATCCGGCGCAGCCCGTCGCACGTTTTGTTTGCGAATTCACGATGCCACCCGATGCTCGGGTTCGCGTGTACGGTTACGTCCAATGCCGGGCCACCCACGGTTCGCGGATTTCATGCGGCTTCGGATTGCCGTGGCAGACCACGATCGGCCCTGCCGTCGCGCCACGCATCACGTCGTACTTGTACGACTTCACGTATTGCGTCGGCAGCAGGCCGATGCCCTTCGGCCAGAACAACTGCGTGATGATGCCCTGATCGCCGTGCGTAACCGGGATCAGCGGCGCCGCCGCAGACATGTCCCGCCGTCCGTGCCACAGCATCACCGAAGAATTGATCGTCGCCTCGCGCCCATACCGCGGGTTAGTCACGGGATACGACCAGTCATCCCGCGCCCAGATGCGCGAGCGATCGGTGGTTAGCGTATCCACCAGCGGCGTGATATCGCCTGTGAGGATCACGTCGAGGTCGAGATACAGGACGTCGCCGTCGAACATCTCGAGCAGGTGGAGCTTGTTGAACCACCCCGTGCGCCCGGCGGGGAGGTCAGATTCGGTCACCTCCACAAACTTGAACGGGACCGACAAGTGCCGCTTTACACCGGCCTGCAGTTTGCTGACGTACTCATGGCCGCGGCCGAGGTAGTTTTTCCAATTAAGTGCTACGACCGTCAGCACGACACGATCCCGAATGCGGAGCCGATCGACGCCGCGACCCACGTCACGCGCTTACCTGTGGCGTCGCGCCACTCGCACAACGCCCGGTACTCACCCTCGCGCCAGTTCGGGTAGCCGATGCTCGATAGCTCATCGAACATCAGCACGGTGCCGTTCACGATACTGGCGTCGCACCCGAAAAGCGCATCGCGGGTCGACCGATAGAGGTCGCAGTCAATATGCACCAGCCCCAGCGGGCCGAAGTCATACGGGAGCGTGGCGGAAAACCGGCCGCGCCGAATGACCGTCCGGTCGCCCAGTTGCGGCGGCGGACACCGGAATGTGCCTGCCGGCATGACCTTATTGCCCTTGTCCCACGGTTCGGGGAGCCCTTCCCACGTATCGTGCAGGTACAGGAGACCGCCGTCAGGCAGGACCGATAACAAGTCCGCCGCCGACGTTCCGCCGGCCGTCCCGAATTCCGCCCACGTCTTGCCGATCGCCGCACGCCCGGCTCGTCGCCGCAATTCGTGCCGGCAGGCGACCCATTCGCTATTCGCCAGCTCGGCGGGCTCGATATCTGCGGGGCGCGTCATGCGTAGGGCAGCAGCTCGTCGCGGTACTTGCGGAACAACTGCACCGACCCCGACTGATTGATCTGGATGTGGCAGTCAACGTCCGTCAATGCACAGTCGGCAGCATACGTACCGGAGGCGCCGACGCGCGCGATTTCCAGAAGCAGGTTCATTGAGATCCGCCCGTCGGGGATGCTGACCGGACCAAAACTGGTCAGCGCCTGCTGCTCCGCGGTGTCGCCGTCCGAAATTTCCGGCGACGTTACAGTCACAGGATCGCTCCACGCCGACCAGACCTGGCCGATGTCCGAGTACCTATAGCGCATTCGCCACGCCACCGTCCCCGCCGCAGACGTTGTCTTGTGCCAGTGGACGTGCGGGCGTATGTCACTGCCTTCGATCCATCCGTGCGGCATCTGGTACGTGATAAAGATCACCTCCGTCGCCGCCGCATCAAACAACAGCCACCCGGTCTCCGGGTCGCGGTCAGGATCTGCCGCAGCGCCGGGCGGGTTAATCGTTGACGCCGGAGCGCGCAAGTCATCCCAGAACGCAGCCCCGAGCGCACCCTTCGTTTCGTGGTCAGCCGACATTCATCACCCCCTTCGTCAAGTCCCACAGCGCCAGCCGGCAAGCCCCTTCGCGCCCGTCCCGGACGGACTCGATCGGATCGCCAAGCCACTGCCGAAGGTCGAGCCGCGTGAACTGCGGCGAGCGTTGCGGCAAGTCCTCACCGTTGAACTGCGTCGCGAACAGGAACCGAGCACTACTGGCAAACAGGCCGAGCGCAGCAGTAACCCGTTCGCCGTCAAGGTGATTGAGAACCATACGGCAGAGGATCGCGTCGCACGACGGCAGTGCGTCGCGCGTGATATCCAGTGGACTGACCACGGGAGACCGAGGGATGAGGTCAAATGGCCGATATTCGACATCCCACCTCATCCCTTCTTTCCATTGAAGATCGCCCGCACCGGCATCGCAGACCGTACGAATGCCATGACGCCGGCACGCTTCCGGCAACCACGCGCGAATGTTCGCGGTCGCATCCGGCAGGCTCCCATTGCCGCAAACCGTGAACGGCCTGCCCGCCCGCCAGCCATTGACCATGCGGTCGTGCATTTCTTTATCAGTCAACATCCCGGACTTCGCACCTTTCAAAGCAATCGAGCGCGCCGAAGCTCGAGTCGATCACATCCATCAATCCCTGCTCTGCGACGCTGCGGTACAGTTCGATCAGCTCCACATGCACCCCGCCGAGCACGCGCGCCGACGGCCAGTGCTGCAGTGCCGGCTCGTATTCGCCGAAGAAATGCCGCGGGCCGCTGCCCGCCTGGCGCGCCTTTCCGTCGTAGTCTGGCGCGAACTTCAGGTCATAGCCGATCAGCACCACCCGCTCAGCCCCGGCCCGATAAGCCATGCCGAGCAACTGGTAGCCGCTCGAGTGCCCGTGGTGCAGCACGTTCGGGTCCGTCGAGAGACCCGGCGCATTGCGCTCAGCGATGTAGTGGATGCCATACTTGGCCGCCGACTCACGGCGAGTTGTCCACTTCTCGGCCGGCAGATCCTTCACTTCCGGCCAGCGCGCGTCCCACCACTGCCAGTTACAGGCGTGGATCAATGAGGCATCGGGTGCAAGGCGGAACGCATCATTGCAGACGAACAGCGGCCAGCCGCGTTTACGCGCAGCTTGCACGCGCTCCGGCGTCAAGCTCGGACCCGTTCCGCAGCAGACGATGGTGTGCAAGTTCTTCCTCGAGATCGACACGCGGGAAACAGTCCAGCGCGGATTTTGGCGTCGCGTTCACGATCGGCACGCGGCAATGCCGCGCCGCATCACGAAATTCCGGCAGAAATGCCCGGTAGTCGTCGCGGTTGTGCAGCCCCTCGGGATGATCCCCGAAGAAATGCCCTCGGCCACCCATGTCGAACCCGACGAGCACCACGCGCGTCGCGCCTTTCAGCAGCGCGAGGTTGATCGCCTGGAATCCACTGTTCGACCCGTACGCGATCCGTCTCGGGTCCGTTGAAAATACACCGCCGTGGCTGCCCGCCACGAACTTCAATCCCCAGTCTTCGGGGACATTGCGCTTGTCATTCGACCCGTGCGGGTCGTGTGACGTCCAGCGTTCCCCGTGGAACGTCTTGCGCACGGCGTCAATGTGAATCCGCCACCATTTCTCGTCGCAGGCGTAGAGGATGTCCGCATACGGCAGCAGCCGGAATGCGTCATTGACCGCGACGACGCGGCACGTTTCCTCGGGCCACCTTGCCCGCCGCACCCTTGCGGCGACTTCCGCGGTGAGGCTTGGGCCTGTGGCGACCACCACCACCGGGCAACTCCAGTCCGCGCTTATTTTCTGGAGATCCACCGAGCGCCTTGTTCTCGTAAATTGGTTTACGCATGAAAGAGCGGGGCCGGTTGCCCGGCCCCGCCCCTACCCGCTAGGGTTAGTCCTCGATCTTCAACACCTTGATGGCGTCGTTGTTGAGGACGCAGCCGCCGTACCGCTTCCGGATGTAGAAGCTGGTATAGCCGATCGTGCCGAACGGATTGCGATCGATGGCGAGGCCGGTGCGCTGTGTGAGCACATACGCACGGCCCATGTCACCGAATACCACCGCATAGGCATCCGCCGTCGTCGGGTTGCCGAGGTCTTCCCACGTCACCACCTCGTAACCGAGGAGGCGATCGGGCTGGCCGGCCTGCAGCGAAGGCTGCCACAGGTACTGGCCCGTGGTGTCCTTCAACTTGCGGGCGTGACCCTGCGTCAGCGTGTTCATGTAGAACTTGGCGCCCGAGCGATAGCCCGGAGCCAGCGTGTACATGAGATCGATCAGGTCGTCGGCATTGACCTGCTGCGGCGACGTGGCGTCGGCCTTGACGTACTGGATCACCGTCGCGGCACGCAGCGGCGAGGCGTAGTCCGCCGTCGTCACCGGAGCGCCGTTGAAGATGCCCGTCGGCTTGCCCGAGCCGTTGCCGTTGTAGATCGCCGCGTCGAGCGCCTTCGCCATGCCCTGCGAGGCATCGGCCACCAGCCAGTCCACGACGTTGAAGAAGATGTCTTCCAGCGACCAGTTCGACACCTTCGGGTAAGCGTACAGCTCGCCCCAGGTCGGCGCCCGCTCGCGCAGGTTGGCCGTGCCGGTCTCGCTGCGGCTGCCCGTCTCCGCGACCCACCCGGAGGTCGTGCCGTGGATCGACACCAGCTCCTTGTAGTCGCTCGTGCCGACGGTGACGTTCTTGACGTTCGCCACCACGCCCGACTGCTTCAGGAGCAGCGACTCGATGGCGCGGCTGATCTCCTCCGGGACCGCGTAGCCGCCGTCGGCTGCGGTCGCGATGGTGACGGCCTTGCCCTCGAGGTCGCGCCGCTTCTGCTGCGCGATCTTGTAGGCGTGGTTGGAGTCCATATCCTGGAACCCCTTGCGGAACGCATCGGCGAACGCCTTCTGCTCCTCGTCCTTGGCCTTCACCTGTGCGGTGTTGCCGGGACGCGAGCTGACGGCCTCGAGGATCTCGATGCGCTCCTGCTGGAGCTTCATCTTGGCCTCGAGCTCGCGCTTCGCCTTCATCAGGCCGTCGATGTCGGTGTTCGCGCGGTCGGCCTTCTCGGCCAGTTCGCGGGCCAGCGACTCGTTGCCCTTCTTCAGTTCCTCGGCGCTCTGCTCCGAAGACTTCCGCATGTCCTCGACGGCCTTGCCCAGGCCCTCGATCAAATTGACCAACTCGCTCATTTTCATGCCCTCAATGTGTCAGGAAGCCGCACGGTGGCGGCCAGAATTCGATCCAATGCCGCTTTCGCGGCGCGTTCCACCATGTCTACAGCCGGCTCGCTTTCCGCATCCCGCGGCGCCGCGCCTGCATCCCGCAGGTCCGACGGGTCGAACAGCTTCGACAAAATCGTCTTTGCAACAGTCCGAGAGCACCCTACGTCGCGCAGGACGCGCTCGAACTCCCGCGCCGTCGGCACCTGCTCGCCCGCGGCCGAAAGCCGGGACTTCACATGCGCGACTTGTGCGAGCGGATTCATTGCGAGGCTCACCACTGAAACCTCCCACAGCTCCGCTTCCTTGATGACGCGGTTGCCGTCATCGGTCCAGTCCTGATCGAGCGTGCGGTAGCCAATCGACAGGCCACGCACGGCGTCCATCTTCAGGAGCGTGTGGATTTCGTTGCCGAGCGGGGTATCCGCCAGCACGCCCTTGACGTGCAGTCCGCGATCGTCCTCCCGCATGTCCATCCACTTGCCCGGCACCCGCGACGGGTCGTGCATCCAGAACATCTGCGGCAGGCTGCCCGCCTTCTTGTGCTGCGCCAGCGACCGCTTGAACGCACCGGGCGCGACGATGTCACCGCCCAGGTCGATATTCTTGAAGACCGAACCGTGGCCCTCGAACTCGCGATCCGAGAGCGCCTTAATCTCCAGTGGGACGCTGATCTTCAGTGTCATCTTCGTTTTCCTCTTGCGGCGGGGCCGCCGGGTCTGCGGGCGGCGGCTGGCCTGCCACCATCATGTTTGCGGGCATCAGGTAGTCTTCGCCGCCCTTGCCCGACGGCAGCGGATTCTTGCCTTCGATCTCGCGCCACTCGTCAGCACTCAACACGCCGTTCTGGCGCTGGATCTGCAGACCTTCCTGCCGGCTCTTGAAGTCCGCGCGCAGAATCGAATCGAGGTTGAACCGGATCACGACGCCGCTGCGCCAGTCCTCATCCGTCAGCAGGTCGCGTTCGAGCGATGCCTCGAACCGCTGGACGATCGGATAGATCACGTCCGCGGTGAATTGCAGCGTCTGCTGCTCGGCGTTGTTGAACGTCGCGCGCTCAAGGTCGCCGACATACTGCGGCGGCACGCCAAACGCACCCGCGATCACCGTTCTCTGGTATCTGCGCGTCTCGATCATCTGCGCCTTATCGTTCTCGACGCTGACCGGGTCGCCCGTTTCCATGCCCGCCGGCAGCAGCATTGCGCGGTGCCGCTTGCTGCCGCCCAGCGCTTTCTGGAAATCCTCGACGAATTGCTTTTCCTGCTCCGCAGTCTTGAATCCCTTATGCCCCTGCATGAATCGGAAGACCATCAACGGCAAGGCGCCATTGCGGAAAAACGAGAGCCCGAATTCTTCCGCGGCGATCTCGAGGCCGATGCTCCCGGCCACGTCATTCACCGGCGAATACGGCGTGACAAAGTCCCGCGAAGGCCCGCGCACGATCAGCAACTGCTTCGCGCCGTATTCCCGCGCCGTTCCGCCATCGCCGTAGCGATACAACACCGTCGGCCACTGCGTCGTCGTATCGACCGACATCGCGCCCGCCTTGAGCGGGTCGAGGAAACGAATCGGCCCCGTCGTGCCGCGCCCCTTGTAGGCGTAGAAGACGCCCCAGCGCAGATAGCTCGACGCAGCATCACCCCAAAAGTCCACCCGCGACTGGTTATCGTTCGGGTAGTTCAGGAGCTTCGCTACCGGATGATCCGGCAACATCTCCTTGCTCTCTCGGCCTTTGAGCGTCTTCTTTCGGTAAACATGAACCGGAGTCACCGCCATGCGGTTGGCGACCGCCGTGATGATCGCCTTTACCGTCGGACTGCGCTCGCAGGTCTCGGGCGAGACCACGCCATTCCACATGCCGTCCGACGTAGTCAGCAGGCTCTGCAGGAATGCGTCGAGCTGGGCGCCCTTTTCCTCGCGCCGGATTTCATAGCCGAATAGCTTCATGGTGCCTCAGAGCGTGATGAGCCGACCGGCGACATATTCATCTGGCGGCGCGTTGTAGGTCAGCGCCACCCGCATCGCCATCGCGAGTGCCACGATGCCGTCAATGCGGCCCGTGCTCTTTGCCTTTTCCAGCTTTCGTTCTCCGGCGGCGTTGCGTTCCGCGACAGCGTTCGCCGCGCACCACGTCAGCACCGGGTGACCACCATGCCGGATGCGGCCATTCAGCAGTTCCGCCTCGAGCGCATCGAGCGCGGGCGGCATGTCCTGAAACCCCTGGCCGTGCTTTACCAGCACCAGCCCGTCGGGCAGTCCCTCCGGGGGAACCTCGACCTTGTTCAGCACGGAATACGGAACGCCGAGCCGGTTCAGTTCCGCCGTCAGGTAGTCCATACGCCAGCGGTCGAAACCGACACAGCGCAATTCGTATTCGCTGCCGAGGTCCGCGAGAAACTGTCCCACGAACGCGAAATCCACCGACGCACCGGGCGTGGCGTGAATGTGCCCCTGCCGCTCCCAGACGTCGTAGGGCGCACGATCGCGCCTTGCCCGGTCCACCAGGCCCGTCTCCGGGCACCAGAACTCAGGCCGGACGTGCCAGCGCCCCTCGTCGTCCTGCGCTACCAGCACAAGGGCCGTCAGGTCGTTACGCGCCGACAGGTCAAGCCCGGCATACACAGGACGCCCGCGGAACACGTCATCGTCCACCGCTCCGGAACAGGAATCCCACGTCCCGCGCGCGATGAACGGGCTGTGCGCGTTCACCCGCTGGTTCAGCACCAGATTCCGATAGGCCGCTTCCCGCGCCGGCATACGCCGCGCCGACTCGGCCTGGTCCCGCACCTCGTCCGCGTTCAGGAAGTCCCCGAACGCCGGATTGGCCTGCCGGATCGCTTCCTCGCCGAACGGGTCCAGCGACTCGTCCGCCGTGAACAGGAACAACTTCACCTTCGGGTCGGCGCCCGTCTTCGCGTCGTCAATCAGTACCGACAACAGATCCGCCGCCGTCGGCGCCTGCGTCGAGATCACGATTGATAGCGGGTTGTCCTGTGCGCCGGCCGCCGTCTCGAGCGCCTCGTACAGCTCGCTCCTCGGCCCCTTCACCTGCCCCAGTTCGTCATGCACCACGAACACCGGGGACAAGCCGTAGGCTGTCGCCGCTTCCGCGGACAGCGCCCGGTACAGCGTGCCCAGCTCCGGGCAGGCCAATTGCTTCGCGGTATCCCGCACGACCACGTACTGCCGCAACTCCGGCGACAAGCGCACGATCTTGGCGGCAAGGTTGAACAGCAGCGACGCCTGATCGCGCGACTGCGCCGCTGAGAATAGCTGCGAGTTGTGCCGCGCCGCAGGGCCGCACAAGTGCGCCAGGAGCAGGAACGCCGACAGCGTCGTCTTCGCGTTCTTGCGTCCGAACGAGATCACCGCCCGCCGAGTCGGCGTGTCGTAGATGCCGCGAATGACGTCCTTCTGCCACTCCCGGAGCCTGACCGGCTTCCCGACGAATTTGCCCTCGGGGATGTAGCAGGTGTCCTCAATGAACCGGATGACCGCTTCGCCGGTTACTTCCGGTCCCACGGCCTCCGCGCTTCCGTCCCAGTCTTCCGATCGTGAACTGCTGCCTTGTCCGGTGTATAGCGGCTCTGCGGCGTCAGCCGCAGCTTCGTCGCAAGGCTCGAGACCAAGCTCGCCTGCTTCGCCGAAAGCTCCGACAGCGTCTTGTACTGCGCCAGATCCAGCGCCTGCGTCTCGTCCAGCGCTTGCTGAGTCCGGCGATAGTTGTCCACCGCCTGGCAGTACGCTTCCAGCACCGGAGCGCTGTCCGCCTTGAACCACTCCGCGGGCTTTGTTGCGACGACGGCGACCCATAATTTTCGCTGCGACTCCGTCAGGTGCTCCGGCGGATCAAGCCGTGCCCACGGGGCCGCCGGAGCGACCGAAAGCGATGCGGCGGATTGTCTGCCCGGACCCTGCATTGTTTAATTTACCTTCAGAAAGTTAGGATTTATGCGATATCGAC